CTATAGCAGGGTGGCCTGGCTGTCGTCCCAGCTCTTGATGATCAACTCTCCGGACTGCTTGCCCCGGCTGGCGCTGGCACCGATGGTGTAGGCAAGCTGCAGCGGCACCAGATCGAACCCGGCGAAGACCCGCCGGATATCCGGGTGGTCGTTGATGGACACGACCGCCTTGCCCTGCAGGGACCGCATCAGGTCAGCCATTCGCTCGTACTGCTCGAAGCCGAACTCAACCCCGTACCCTTCGGTCTGCCAGTAGGGCGGGTCCAGGTAGAACAGGGTTCCTGGCCGGTCGTACCGCCGGATGCACTCCTGCCAGGGGAGGTGCTCGATCACCACGTTGGCCAGGCGCAGATGGACCGAGCTGAGCTCTTCCTCGATACGCAGCAGGTTGAGCCGTGGTCCGGACCCGGCGGCGACCACGCCGAAGGTCTGGCTCTGCACTTTGCCGCCGAAGGCCAGCCGCTGCAGGTAGTAGAACCTGGCCGCACGCTGGATATCGGTTAGGGTCTCCGGGCGCTCCATGGCCGCCCACTCGAACATTTGGCGACTGACCAACGACCAGCGGAACATGCGCACGAACTCGTCGAGGTGATGCCGGATGCAGCGGTAAAGGCATACCAGGTCGCTGTTGATGTCGTTGAGCACCTCAAGCGGTGCGGGCCTTGGGCGCATGAGCAGCGCTGCTGCCCCTCCGGCAAACGCTTCTACGTACGCCTCATGCGTCGGGAAGTGGGGGTACAGGTGCTTTATCAGGCGGCGCTTGCCGCCTGGCCAGGGAATAACAGGTTGTGTCATCAAATCTCAGCCTTTGCGAAATGGATCGCCGAGACTTGCCTCGCTCTCGCGGGAGCGACAAGGCCTCGGCTTGATTCGCGTGACACAACACGCGGTGATGGCGCCAGGCTGGTGCTTGCCGGCACCAGCCTGGCGCCTTGTCTCTAGAGCGGCGGGATCTCTTCGAAGATCCAGCCATTGCTTGCGTAGTAGTCACCGCCGCGATGTGCGATTGAGCCAGGTGTAAAGCGGCCAAACAGCGCGGTCCGATGCAGCTCGTCGCGGTTGATTGCGCCAGGCACTCCCCAGCGGGGGATCACTGCCGAGCGGGCATTGCCACCCAGGGCATATGTCAGACGGTCCCAGTCCGTCCCTTGCGCCAGTGCCGCACCGCGCACGGCTGCGCGCTGATCCGGCACCAGCGCGACCTGCAGGCGCCTGTAGGACCGCCTGGGCACAACATTCAGACCGCCGCCGAGCGTGCGCTCAGCGCTGCTGGGGTCAACCCGACTTGCTTCCCACTCAACCTGGATCGGGACATCGACTGCCTGCAGGATGGCCAATTCACCCACGTCGAGGTTCGACGCAGCAACTTCAAGCTGTAGGCCGATAAGCGGTTCAATGTTCGCCGGCAGGATGAACCAGGCAGCCCGACTTTCATCGACCAATGCCCGAATCACTTCGGCAGCGATCGGATAGGCATACCCGGCATCCCCCTGGCGGCGCCCGGTCAAGGTTACAGCGGTGCCCGCAGGGCACGTGACACCGAGTATTGCGACGATTCCGACCTGAGCGGGCGATGCCCAATCTGCACGCAAACGCACGCTACTGCCGCCGCCGTTGATGCGCGCCACGCTGGCGGGCCTGCCATCGACCATCGCCGCAAGGTTGATGGCAGTGGCGCCGTGCACGCTTGGCGCCAGAGCCGGCTGGCCATATCCGATCAACATGGCTCAAGCTCCCCAGAACTTCAAAGCGTGCTCGCCGGTGACGCGATTGCTGGTCACACCAGTGACCAACACCTTGCGGCCGGCCTGCAGGCCATAGCGGTGGTAGGTAATGCGGCCGACTTGGCCAGGTCGAAGCTGCAGATCGGTGCGGCCGGTGAGGCGCCCAGCGTAGAAATAACGCGGCACTGCATACAGGCGAATAACGCGATCAATCTCTGCCTGCGCATCGGCACGGCGGTCGAACCGCGACACCATCGGCGCGGCAGTCTCTGCGTGTGCGTAACGACTGGCAAGCGTGCCGGCGGCATACACCTGGCCACGATATTCGGCCGTTAGCTGCTGGCGCGTGGCAGGTGGCAGCTGAGCCAGATCGGTGATCAGATCGCCGGCCGCCAACACCAATGCGTTCGGCTGGTAGCCCATGCGTCTGGATAGATTCGGGGCCAGATCGGGCATCACGACCAGGTCAGCCTGCAGTTCACGCCAATCCAGCTCAAAAGCCAGATCAGCATCGGTGGCATCGTCGGGATCGACCAGGCGAGACAGTCGCAGCACGCCATCGCCGTCTTGCCACCAGTCCGCCGCGTAGCTTGGAAGGATGCTGCTTAGGGCCTGGCGAGGTGTGGCCGCTTGCGCAGCGTAATAGCCAACGCCTGCGTAGCCGGTGGCAAGGTCCAATGCGTCGGCATCAGCCCCGGACCAGGCGCTCTTGCCAATCCGCCCGAATACGGCCGCCAGCGCCTGGCGAAGCGTTGCTGGCTCCAGATCCGCATGCGTCGAGACATCCGCAACCAGCGGCCCCAGTGGCGGAGAAGTCATCGCCAACTGCTGACCACCCGATGCAAGCGCGTAACCCGTTCCCGCGAGAATGGCTGCACCTCGATCCAAGACTGCCCCGACGCTCGCCAGCGGCGCGTCCGATAGCCACTGCGCGCTGCCATCACTGTTGACCTTGATGCCAGGCACGCTCCGCACAGCTCCGATGACTACGGGCTGGGGCTGCCACGCAAGCGTGTCTCCCTGGGGCGGCAGAAAGACCGCACAATTCAACGGACTGTCCAGGTCATCGTGCGCATCGCGTAGAACCAGGGCCTTGCTCCCGTCGCTTTCAATATCGATGCGGTCCAGCACATAGCGGCTTACCGGGGAGGCAGTCCGCAATGGCTGCCCCTGCAGCACCTGGCGTACGGCAACTGGTACGTCTCGCGCCGAGCTGAGCGCTAGCGCATCGAGCGCGCCGTGAGCATCCTGCACACGCAACTGCGCGGTGCCTGCACGTGACGCGCTATCCCATGGCCAGAAACTGACCGACGCGATTGTGGCCAAGCCGTCCATCGAGATGAGGCCTTCGTAGGCCTGGCTTGATGGAGTATCCGCCGGGTCGCTCATGTAATCCTCGCTCGACACGAAGGCCGATGGCGCGGGATCGGAAGCCTGGGCCCAGCCCGCACCGTTCACCGCAGGGCTCGTTCCCTGCCACTGCCCCGCGTTGACGAAGCACCGCAAGCCCCGCGCCTTGGTAGACGCGATTGACACAGCAAAGTGGAGAGGACCAGCGAGATTGGCGTCCGCCTGGCCAACCAGCACAGTTCCGCGATAGAACAGGATGCGTGTGGGCGTCCCAATCACCACGCGCATGCCAAGCGGTTCTTCCTTGGCTGGCAATGGAAGACCGGTGGCTACCTCGTTGCCGTTGACCATGATCTGGCCGGACCGCAGGCGCCATCCTGCGCCCTGAGACATGCCAACCTCAGAAGACAGCGCAGCTGCCGCCGACACCACACCAAACGTGGCCTCAAGATCGTCATCACCCCAGAACATCACCTCAACGCCACAGGTTCCAGCTACCTGAGAAATATCGCTACGTGCTGCACCGTTACGCGAAGACGCAGCGTTCGAGGCCAGGCTCAACCCACCATCTTCCACTAACAAATGTTCATCGATCGGGCTGGCGGCCCATCTAGCGTAGATAGCAGTCACTGGGGCTGGCTACCAATGGTCTGGGAATACACACTGGCAAGGTAGGCAGCGTCGGTTGCAGCTTTGATCATGGCTTCCAGCTTCCAGCCAGCCCAATCAAGATGGCCACCGTTGGCCATATCGGGAATGGCGTAGGTTGGTGCCGTCAGTTTGGCAATGCTTTCGGACAGTACGCCGAGCGCCTGGCCGCGATCCTCGACTTGGAAACTTACATTTCCGGCGTTATTGAGAGGGCTCCAAATGATGGTGACGCGCCTTGCGATCGGATCTGCATCCGGGTCGGGCGTGACCACGTTGGCGTCGTAGGCTGAGCGCGTGGCCGCTTTGATTCCCAGCAGCAAGTGCACTCCGGGTTCGTTGACCTTTTCGCCAGGAACCTTGCTGGACTGCCCGGTGGTCGGGTCGACCTCGGTGGTCGCCGGTGCTGTGATCTCGTAGCTGCGGCCGATCAGGCTGCTGATTTGAACAGTGAGAACGTGGAGAAAGAACCGCTCGACGACGAACAGCGAATCATCCGGTTGGCGCTTGACCGTCATCTGCTCCAAGTGGAACTCGACCGGTCCATCGTTGGTAGCTGGGTCCCAAAGGATCTCGATACGCGGAGACACGACTTTGGTCTGTGTGCCGAACGCTGATTTTTCGCTAATAATTGCCATGGTGGTCTCTTGGTTAGTAGCTGGTGACATCGCACACCAGCACGTTCGACGGGCGGCGCTGCTCAAACGAGGAGCCGTTTTGGCCGAGGATCTGAAATGGCGCGACGGTGATCTGCTCATTGGCGACTCTTGCGCCGGGTAGGCGCACCACGTAGCCGGTCTGTCCTGCGGCACTGATGCTGGAAACCCAGACGCCACCTGAGTGAGCTACCGCGTATTTACGGCCTGCCGGATAGCCACGCGTGGTGCCTTGCTCGCCAGGTAGGGTGAAGCTATCTACCACGCGCTGCGGCTTGCGCAAGGCATCAAAAATGAGCTGGTTTTGCAGGTTCTTAATGGTGAGCGCGTAATTCGAGGCATCGCTCTCGCGCAGCGTGTCGAATGCAAACCACTCGAAGAGTGTTCCCGCTGCAGCCTGCATCGTGAACGTCGCGCGCCATGTCGTCCCATCCAACTGAACCAGTGCGCCTATACAGCCCAGCCCGTTGGGGCTGTAGATGGCGACGATTGGCATGACCACGCAGTTGCTGATCACGAAGGTGCCAGACGACACACCGTACTGCGACGAGACAGTGGTATCGGTCTGCATGACACCTTTCTGGCGAAGGAAGAGGCCTCGATAGTTGCCATCGATCATCAGCAGAGCGCTTCCGTCCAGACTGCGAATCTCACAGAAAGGCATCAGCGCACTCCGTACGCCAGGCGCACGTCCACAGCACCGCCTGGGTAAGAGTTATTCGGCTGCCACGAGATCGTGCCGTTCGGATCAACGTTGATAAAAGGTGCGTAGCCGCCATACGCAATAGGCTGTGGGTAGGCCCATGGCTGCCCGTAACTCGTATCGACTCTGACCGATCCAGTGGCACCGGCAGGAATGATGATGAACTCCGCCATGCGGCTGAGGCGAGATGTATACGCCACCACAATCTCCCCCGTTGCCGGATCGCGGATCTCCAAGCCTTCCATCAGAAGCTCCAGCCCAGCGCGACGACCCGCACGCCGTTCGGCGCCCAGACGAAGTAGTTGCCGTTGACGAGCTCTGCTCTAGCGCCACCAGCGCTTGGGCTCAGGAAACGCACTTTGTCGAACACGAAATCAATCGTGCCAGTAGTGCCGTTGTTGATGGAACGGATGCCGACGATCCGGCCATTGACATCAAGCGATAGATTCCAGGAAGCGAAGTAACTCGCAACGCCGTTTTCGGCAGTGGTGAGTCGCGTAGACATCGACTGAGTCGCGGCGGCGTATTTGCTATCCACCCCCTGACTGCCCGGCGACCATGGCGATGGCATGGTCTTACCGGCCGGCACCATTTCAACCATCGCCTGAGTAAAGAACACATATGGGTCAACGCCCCCCATGCCACTTGAGAAAAGCTGCACACTCGCAGACGCCGCACCTGCAGGCGCTTCGTACGCAGGGGTGTAGAGCCTTTTCCATGCACTCAGCGCCCTGCCTCCGAGTGCCTGATCACTGTTCGTGTCGGTCGCATAGACCTCTCCAACGCCTTTACCGCTGGCATCCATGAACACCAGAGACAGATTGGCTTGGCACCGGTGCGCGCCCGTGTAGACGCTGGCCATATACAGCTTTCCCGCTTCGACAGGGAATGCAGCGGAGCTGATCACGCTGATCCCAGATGGGGAAAAGCCACCGTACCACCCAGCTTGCGACCCCCCTGCCGGAATCCAGTCGGGTCCGGCAACGTTTCGTGTCAGGCTCACATTCCATTGGTTAATGACAAAGCTCCAGCCGCTAACGTCTCCCTCGAACGTTGCATTCGGCAGTAAGTTCCCACTCCCTCCGATTTGGGATCGGACCGATGTAATGGCGGTACTGTTGCTGGTGACCTCGTTGCCGATCTGCGTGACCTGCGTCTGCAGCGCCTGCACTGCGCTGGCGTCGGCCTTGCCTGCCAACGTGGATTGCACTGCGCTGATGAGCTGCGACAGCGAGGAGATGTTGTTCTCGGCCTGGGTCAGGCGCGTGTTCATCGCCTGCACCGCCGATGCATCCGCCTTGCCAGAGAGGCTGGACTGCACCCCCCTCACATCCTGCGCGAGGATCTGCAGCTCCTGCTCGACCTGCTGCACGTCGGTGGTGACCTGCTGCATGGCCACGCCAATCGCGCCCACTGCTTCGGCCAGGCTTGCGTATTGGCCGATCGAGGACCAATAGGCCGTATCGGTGATGGCAGTGCCCACCGGCACGTCCTGCTTGGCGACATACAGGCCGCCGTCGTGCTTGACGATCGAGCCAGCCGGCCACGCCTGGTCCACCCACTCCGGCGCCTCGACCAGCGCCTGCAGGTTGGCAAGATCCTGAGCCTGCTGCTGGAGCTGCTTAGCAAGGTCCTGATCCCGCTGTGTCGCCTGCAGGAACTCTTGACGGATCTTCTCCGTGGTCATGTCCAACTGCGCGCGTACGACATTGCCACCACCGGCACGCCCATTGATGCTCGCCCGGATACGAAAGAACCACACTGCATTGGTGCCGTCGGAGTAGAGATAGCGCGTTGCCGCAGTGCGGGCGATTTCTACCCAGGGTCCTTCCGCTGTCGGACCGCGATCAATGATGTAGACGACATCCGCTGCTGCAATGGGACTCCATTGCAGTAGCACGCCATCGGTCACGGGCGTTGGCGTAACGCCGGTTGGTGTCTCGACGACTGGCGCCTTGTAGACAACCGGCACCCAGCTGCCGCTTGGGCGCGTGACAGGCGTGACCGCCGGCAGTGGACCAGCACCGATCTCGATCAGTAGGACGGGGCGACTCATAGGGCTTGCAACTCGGCAATGGTTCCGCGCCGGACCAGCAAGTTGATGCCGTCGCGGATCTCGGCGAACACCTGCACGTTGTCGCTACTGGGCGAGGTAGCAGCCGACGTGCTCGGCGTAGGTGCGCTGCCGCCATTTGAGCCAGACGAGAAGTACGACGGCACCTCACGATCAGCCAGTACCGTGACCATCGCCTGGGCGATGCGCGACGGCAGGTCTTCGAGGATGTCGGCCAGGTCGGCGATATCGGTCTGCTGCTCGTTGAGATAGTCCGACAACTCGGACAGCGACAGCCCCAGGTCTCCCGCCAGCATCTCCGGGCTTAGACCGGTGACATTACGCAGGATCTGAAGCGGATCACCGCCATTGACGCCGGCCAGATCGCTCACGCCCTGTGCGATGCGCTGGGCACGCTCCATACGGGCTGCAGCTTCCTGCTGGGCCTGCAGTGCGGCGCGCTGGGTGTACAGCTGCTGCAGCGAGCCGTTGCTCCCGTCAGTGCCAAAGCGCTTAGACAGCTCCAGCACCTGCGCGTAGTCGGTCTGGTATTCGGCGCTGCTGGCGTTGAGATTGCGGCTGATTTCGAGGAATTGCTGGGCGTACTGCGTGAAGCTATCGGCATTGCCCGCCGCCGCTGCGCTGCGCATCAGGTCGTCGGCCGTGGCACGCTTCTGGGTGTCGGTGTCGGGCGACAGCGTGGCGCTAAGCGACAGAGACTTGATGAAGTCCTCGATCTTCGATCCAGCGCCATCTGCAGCACCACCCAGCTGCTCGATCTGGTCGTTGATGCGATTAAGCGCCAGGTCGACCAGCTCAGCCTCCAGCGACTTCACCAGCGTGTCCGTCTTGAGCTGCGCGGCCTGACGCACGGCTGCCAAGTCTTCTTCCCGCGCCGACAGCCCGTGCAGCGCTTTGGCCTGGTCCTGCAGGGCCTTGATCCGCTGCTGCTCTTCCTGTGCGATCGCCAGGCGCTGCTTGGCGAACTCGCTGAAGCCCTGCGTGGCCACCTCCTGGTAGGCGGTGGCCGCCGTAGCGGCATAGGAACGCGCGCCGGACATGATCCGCTGATAGGTTTGGCTTAGCGTTTCGTCGCCACGGCCTAGCAGTTCGACCAGGTCGGTGAGTCGCGCCAGGCCGCCGGTGGTCAGCAGCCCGGAGCCGCTGCTGAAGTCAGTGGCCGCCGCCAGCAAGAACTGCGCACCTTCTTCCAGCGTCGCCGCCGAGCCGCGCCAGCGCTGCGCGATGCCGCTGGCCAGCTCGTCGACCTGGGCAATCTGGCCAATGATGTTTTCAGCGTTGAGCCGCTGACTGAATTCTTCGGCCGTCTCGCTGTAGACCGCGCCCAGGATGGTGCTGAACTCGCGCTTGAGTTGTCCCTTCGCGTTGGTGACGCGCGTAAAGCTGCCTTCGATGATGTCCACGCTGGCCAGGCTCAGCGCATCGGCAGCTTGCTCGGCGGTTTCATGGATTGCGGCGTAAAGGTCAGCAGCAGCCTGCTTGGCTTCGTCGCCAGGATCGACAGCGCGCACACGCTGTTTGCGGCCGCCGAACAGCGCCTTCTGACGCTCTTCGAGCAGCTCTGCACCTGCATAGCCGCCGGTCTCGGTGACACCTAGCGTGGAGGTGATCTCCTTGGCCTTGAACTTGGTGCCAAACAGCTTGCCGCCGCTGACCATGTCGATCAGTGCGAGCGCTGCGACGATCCAGCCAACTACCGGGATTGCGGCAGCAGCGCCCGCCGCACCTGCTGCTGCACCACCGGCAGCTGCCGAGCCGGTGGCATATAGCCCGGCACCAGCCGTCGCTGCCGTCGCGGCACTGGCGCCGCCCAGGGCGCCCACAGCCAGCGAGCCGCCGACATAGCCGAGCGTGCCGTAGCTGACGCCAGCAGCAGCCGAGGACAGGCCGCCGCTGCCGGCGTTCTTGTAGCCGTACAGCGCGCCACCGACTGCGCTCATCCACGGCATGGCAGCAGCACTGACGCCACCGCCGCCGCCATACAGCGCCTGCAGCGTGCCCATGTTGAAGCCGCCGCCACCAGCGACATTGCTGCCCATGTTGTTGCCGAACCCCATAAGCGAGCCAGCACCGGCAGTGATGGCATTGCCCCAGTTGCTGTTGGCCGCCATAGCGTTGGTGCCGGTCAGCCCTTGGCCGCCGCCCACCATGCCGGCCAACTGCGTCATCCAGCCGCCACTGCTGCTGCCGCTGTTGGAGAATGCACCGCCGATCGCGTTGGTGATCAGCTGCTGGAACGGCCGCACAAAGTCCTGCTCGAGCATGGTGCGTACCAGGTCGCGCCAGCCGCGCTGGAACACATCCTTCAGCTGGTCGAAGAAGTCCTTGGAACTATCCACACCACCACTGAACGCATCGGCCAGCAGGTCGGAAAAGTCGGCCACGCCGCGCGTGGCCACATCCGCCCATTCCTGCAGGTTCTCGGTCTGCCGCTCGACCTGCAGCGACAGGTCAGCGTATCCACGCGCCTGTTGAACAAGGCTTTCGGTCATCTCCGCATTGATATCAGCGCCGGCCTTATTGGCGTCGTTGATTGCCTGGCGCATGTCGTGCTCGTTACGCAGCTGGCGCGTGGCGCGCTCGCGCGCCAACCCGGTCTTGCCGAGCAATGCGACCTCGCCAGACATGCTGTCCAGCAGCGCCTGCGGTGCCTGCTGCTCTTTGGCCATCTCGGCTGCAGCCGCCGACAGCGCCGCGACCGAGGTGTTGACCAGCGTGTTGTAGGCCTCCTGCGTGATGTTGCGCTTGGTCAGTTCCCGGTCCAGCTCCAGCACGCGCTGGCGGTGCTGCTCTTCGGCAGCCGCCAATGGGCCGTTGAGTGCTGCAGCCAGCTCGGCGGCCTGCGCGGAGTACTTCGTCTGCGAGTCCGTCTGCTGCTTGCGCGTGCGCACCAGCTCTTCGGCCGCTTGCTTGGCTTTCTGGTCGGCCGCAGTTGCTGCGGTTGCCGCCTTCTTGCGTGCCTCTTGCTCATCGAGCATCGCCGCCACGCGCTCGGCGCGCCCACGCGCATCCTGAGCGTTCTGGCTGTTCGGCTTGGCGCCGGCATCGGCCAGCTCCATGCCGACCTCCACGCGCACGCGGGCGCCCTTGCCCTGGATATCCTCAATGCGCTGCAGCTCCAGCTGCCGGATCTGCTTGTCCAAGCCAGCGACGATATCGGCGCCTGCAGCTGACACCGCAGCGCCGGCAGCCTGCGCCGCCGGGACCAGGTCCCGGAAGCTGGCAGCGGTCAGGTTATTGGCAGCAGCGACACTGACTTGAGTCCTCGCCCATTCAATCAGCAAGGGCTTGGATTGATCGAGCGTGAGTGATTGATTCGACTGTCGCTTGATCAGATCCTCAAGGCTTTGGCGCTGCTTGTCTGTCGCAGTGGTGATGCCGGCATATTCCTGCACCACATCAGCTGCAACGTCGATAGCTCGCTCATAACCCTGGGACAGTTCGCTTTGCCGTAGCTTCGTTGATTCGAGGTTGCGTTGAGCCTCCTGCAACTGCTCGTTAAAACCGGGGGGCAGAACACCCTTGTCCCGCATCCATACGTCACGGACTTGAATCAATTCCTGGTAGCGCTGCTCCGTTAATTTCAGCTCTTCATTGGCGGCATTTAGAGTTCCGACCGAACTTGAAAGGTTGGCAAACGACGTGTTGGCCGTCTCTTTGTTGAATCCCTTCAATGTCTCGATCGACGCCTGGAAGCCAGCAGTCACCGTCTTGGACAGCTCTTCTGCCTTTTGTCGGCTGTTGGCCACCCACATCACAAACAGCGTCAGCGCAGTAATCGCCAGGCCTACCGGACCACCGAAAGCCGCCATCGCCGTGTTGAGTCCGCGCATAGCCGCTGCCTTGGCGGTGAGTGCCACCGAGGCAGCTTGCGCAGCCGTTGCGGTCCGCAATTGGGCAGCGGCGAGCGCCTGCTCGGCAGCGACGGTGCTGCCGGCCGCAGTGACGCCGGCACGGGCAAGGGAGAGTTGGCCAACTGCCTGCGCTTCGGCGGCGCGGGCGGCCACGAGCTCGGCCTGGGCCAGTTGACGGCTGGCTGCAGCTGCGACGAGCTTTGCTGCCGAGGCCTGAGCCAAGTTGCCCAACAGACGGCCACCGAAAGCCACGGCCACCACACCGACGATCTCATCCAGCCCGTCCAGGTTGTTGGCGAGGAAGGCGATGCTCTGGGCAAGTCCACTGCCTGCGCCGAGCTCGCGCGAGCCTTCGCCCACGAACCGGGTAATGCTGTTGCGCAGCTGCACCATCGCCCGCTCAACCGTGAGCGGCATTGTGTTGAATTCTTTCTCGATCGCGCCCGATTGGCTTTCCAGTGCCTTGACCAGCTTGTCCACGCTCACCTGGCCATCGTTAACCATTTTGCGTAGCTGGCCCATGCCCACGCCCAGCCCATCGGCCAGCGCCTTGGCCAGGCGCGGGCTGTTTTCGATCACCGAGTTGAATTCCTCGGCACGCAGCACGCCGCCGGCAAGTGCCTGCGTGAACTGGGTGATGGTGTTTGATGCCGCATCGGCGCTGGCGCCTGAGATGGCGAACGTGCGGTTGATTGCTTGCGTCAGTGCCAAGTGGCGTTGTTGCGTTAGACCGTACTCGGCGGTGGCTTGTGCCAGACGGCCATACAACGTGGCAGTGCTCTCCAGTGCGGTGGAGGTGCGCTGCGAAATTGCAAACACCTCGGCCTGCGCGACGGCAAAGGCTGCCTGCCCCGAGGTGGCCAGCTTGAGGCGGCCGGAGATGTTGGTGTACTGGTCGGACATCGAGACCAACGCACGCGCGCCCTGCAGGCCGACGTAGCCGGCAATGGCCGCCTTGGAAGCGTTGACGGCAGAGGTCATCGCTCCCACCTTCCGGCCGGCCTGGTCGGCTGCCGTACCCATACCCGCGACGCCTTGACTGCCGCGCTCGGCTTGCTGCCCTGTGGTCACCGCAGCCTTGCCCAGGCCCTCGACCTCGGCCTTGGACACACGCACTGCCGGCACCAGCTTGCTGTTGTCGGCGGTGAGGCGAAGGGTAACGGTGGGATTGCTCACGCAGGGCGCCTATGTGGTGGCTTCGTTTCTGGCCTGACGAGTGGTCTGCACCAATACTTCGATGCAGGCGACCAGGTCGTTGTAGGCGTTGGGTGGGACGCAGTGAAGCCGCGCGGCAGCTTCCAGTTCCATCGCGGTGATGCCGTCGTAGATCGGCGCGTGCATGCCGGTGACCCAATGCGCCCGGCATTGCCGGAACACCATCACTGCCTGCCAGTTCTCTTCCAGCACCTCGATCAGCTCAAGGGCTGTCTCAGGGTTGCCGCCGTCGCGTAAAAAATCCGCCGCACTGACAGTCAGATCAGGTTCTTCATCGTCCTGATCCTGGCCGCCAGTGCGGGGACCCTTCCCAATCAGCGCCCGCGCGACGGCTTCGAGTTTTTTACGCGGGCGTCGCCGTACTGCTCGAAATAGGCCTGGATGATTGCGTTCTGCAGAAACGTGGACCACCCGCCGGTGCGCACTTCGTTCAAGGCTGCGTCGCCCTTGATGGCGTTGCCGTTCTCATCGCCCAGTCCATCCACGTCGACAAGCACCAGGTCCAGATACTCGGCGTCGGTGGTTTCCTTGTCCGACAGCTCGCGCACACGGTCTTTGGGGAGGACTTTCACCTTGCAGGTGATGGTGCCTTCGTTGAAGGCGTTGGGATTGTCGGTGGGTAGCCGCAGCTTGACCGGCATTGCCACGGTCTCGCTCTTGGTCAGTCGGAGCATTGTTTCGAATCCTTTGGGAAGGTGGTTTAAAGCCCGCTTGATCGCGGGGTGTGATCACTTTGCCCACGCGCGCGATGGCGCCGGGACTAACAACGGCTAATGCAAAAAGCCCCGCACTTGGCGGGGCTTTTGTGTGGTCACACGGAAGGTGGAAGGTTACGGCGTGCTATCGCCGAACTCGATGTAAAACTCATCGCCGCCGGTGTTGCTGGCCACGCACGGGCCGGACAATTCCCAGCCGTAGTCGCCGTCGATCTCGGTCTCGTTGATGGACTCGATCTGACCACGAATGCCCAATTCGCTGTACAGCTGGTTGGTAGGCGTGAGCCGCAGCGCCACTGTGATCGGAGTGGCCGCATCGCGCACCGCCCACGGGTTGAAGTCCGCCAGCGCGGTCTTGGCCAGGCGCAGGGTCCAGGTTGGCGCCCGATCGGTAATGCCGGTTTCCTTGTGGCTGGTGTATTCCTTGGGCGTAATCGTATTGGCAAAGTCCACTGACAATGACTTGGCCCAGCACAGCAGCGGGGCGCCACCGGGCAACAGCGCGATGTGCGTTTCGGTGTTGTTGGCGCGTGCGATCGCCGGCACTGTGTCCGGTAGCGTGAGCGTCGGCAGCGCGTCTTCGCTGATCGTCTCGTAGTCGCCCTGGATGCGGATGTTGCCCTTGAAGCGATCGCCGACTGCCAGGATCAGGCTGGACACATTGTGGCGTGCAGCCGCGATCTGCTTGACCGTGCCGGCGTGCCACCATTTCGCATCCGATAGAGGAATGTTGGCGCTGATCGGGTTGTAGCGCGTGGTCTTGGCGGCTGCATCTTTGACCACCGTCATACCTGCAGGCAGGAGCAGCACAGCGCAGTTGGCATCACTGGTGGCTGCAGCGCCAGGTGTGGCGGGCGGGTACAGCTCGAACTCGCCCTCGACGATGGCGCGCTTGGTGCCGACCGCGAACGGCTGACCAGTGAAGTGCGCGCGATCGATCGGACGCTCGATCTTGTCGAATTCCGTTGAGGAGGTGCCATTGAACAGCAGCACGCCATTGGCGCCAGCGGTCGGGACGACGGGCATGTTGGCCACTGCACGCAGGGCCAACGCCAGACCGCGTCGCTTGAAGGGTTCGAGAGAGGGCTGAGCCATTGGGCTTATTCCTTGAGCTTGGTAGAACGGACGGCTCGCGCCGTAGGGTTGGGGGCATCGGCGTCGGGCACCGACAGACCGGGGCCGCCCAGACGAATGTCGGTATGGGCGTAGATCGGCTCAACGACTTGCGTGATCTGAGGGGCCTGGGCCGATTCGTCGATCAACTGACCGTCGACGACACGCCAGGCGCCGCCGCTTGTGGGCGTAGGTTTTTTCATGGGATGACCTGATGTGACATGCGGTAATTGGTGCCGAACACCTGCTGGCTGACCAGCCAGCCGGCGGCATAGCTTTCATCGCGCCCAGCCTGGAACGAGAGCGCGTCGAAGGCGTCCACCGGCGCCCAGCCGAATAGCGCAGCGCGCACTTGCGGGATCACTTCTTCATCCATCTGGACGCGCGCGCCGCCACCGGTTTGTTCATCGCCGTAATGGCGAACGAACAGCACCACGCGCAGTGTCACGTCGCAGTTCTGGATAGTCAGTGGCCCGGTGTACTTGATCGCCCGACCCACTTCAGCCGCCGTGACGTAGGCGCTTACGGCCACGCGCGGCTGCTGGGCCAGTGCCGTGGCGAGGTCTGCCGCGCTCCCGACCGCCAGCAGCGCTGGCGCGTGCGATCGCAGACGTGCGATCGCCGCGCTGACGGGGAAAGGGCCTACCGTCATGGCATGACCCTGCGACCGAACACCTTTTGGCCAGGGTCGAACATGATCTCGCCCAATGCGCTTGCGCCAATGGTGGGGTCTTCGATTCCCAGGCTGAACTTGCCCTCGGCGATAAGCTGCAGGAACTTCATGGCATCGCGGTAGTCACGTGCGATTGGATCGGTGCGGTCGTCGGTGATGCGGTCGTTGTGCAGCTTGTAGCGGACGATTGCCCGCGACCAGGTCACCAGGATGCCGGGCGGGTTCGGCAGCGGCAGCGTGTAGCGGCGCCCCAGATACCCGTCGATCACCGCATCGGATTCTGCGATCGCTTGCGTAATTCGTGCGGCAGCGGCGTCGGCATGGATGACCTCGGCCGCCGGGTAGCCGCTGCGATCGCCGGCACGCAGCGTCAGCTCCATCAGCTCCGCCGTGATCGGGCGCTGATGCTTGTCACTGGCAACCTGGGCCAGTTCCAGCGCGCCGGGCATGTCGGCGAGTTGCAGGAGCGTCACATAGCGCATCGCTTACGCGTCCTTCGCTTCTTCGCTTGCGGCGGCGCGTGCGCTCTTGCCAGCCTCGCCGGAGGCATCGCCTGTTTCGGCGGCAGGGTTGGTCGCAGCCTTCTTGTCCTTGGCAGCCCGTTGCGAGTCTTCCTTTTCGGCAGCCTTGCGCGCGGCATCGATGCGCTTGGCCTCGGCTTTGTCTGCAGCCGCCTGCGCGCTAGCAGCTGCTTCGCGCTCCTGGCGTTCTTCTTCCGATTCCACGTACGGGAGTACGACCAGCTCCGGGTCCTCGGCGATCGCGCGCAGCTGCTCGTCGGTCAGCCCATTGTCGGCAGATAGCGAGCGACCGGCGCGGGTGAAGTGCAAGCCAGCGCGCCAGCGGCCACGCTCGGTTTTTGATTTGACGGTGACTTTGTTGGTGGCCATGTGCCAGCTCCTGGGAATAAGGGTGCAGGGTGTCCGCCTGCTGCAGTCCGGCATTTCCTCCGGCCCTCTGCAGACCACGGCGATGGCGGAATCGCACCGCCATCGCCCATCTGCGCTGCTCCTGCGCTCGGCCGAGTGCCGACCAGGTGGCAGGGCTCGGGAGCTGCGCGAGTGCGATCTCGCCGCTTCCCCGACTCTTGGGGCGGCCTCACGGCCGCTGTTTTGCCTTAAGCCAAGCGGGCGTCGTCCAGGACCTCGACCAGACCCTTCATCACGTTGTCGGTGCCGGCGATCTGGGCAGCGGTGAGGATCTCGGCGGCCTTGAACTTCAGCCCGGTCGGCACGACCAGCACGCGCGGCTTGATGTTCAGCGTCCGGCCGTTGTCACCCTTGCGCTCGGCCATTGCGGTGTAAGCAGCCTGCAGGTTCTCGGCGGTCAGCGGCTTGCGGCTTGCGTAGGCCTGCTGCCAGAAGCCGAAGCCAACGTTGTTGCGCGCGTCCACGCCGTAGACATACTCGCCGCGCATAAAAACGTTCTCGTCGCTTTCCTGATTCAGCGCCACGAAGTTGGGCTTCTTGCGGTCCTGGAAGATGATCGGCTTCAGTGCACGGCTGGTGTCCAGCAGGTACCAGGTCACGCCACTGCCGCCGTTGCTGTCGTAGTTGGACTGCGTGACGGTGTTGCCGCTCTCATCGATGACCGGATGGTCCGTATCGAAGAAGTTCTGGCCGTCGTAGCACAGGGTCGTGTGACCAGCCTTGAGCAGACCGAACACCAACTCATCGGGCTGCTCCTGCGCGGACTGGCCCATCTCGGTCATCATCGGGGTGTAGATGCCGTATTGATCGTCCTCGATCGAGGTTCGCGGCACACCCACGGTCATCTCGAACGGCTTGTTCTTGATCGAGTAGCCGTGGGTGGCCATGCCGTTGATGACGCGGTCCCCGAGCCATTCGCGCATCTTCGGGAACTTGCCGAGCCAGCCGTACTCCTCGGTGCCCGCCGTGGACGGAACGATGGTGGCGATCTTCTGGTAATTGGACTCGGCAGCGCCAAGGCCTTGGGTGAAAGCAGCCTTGAAGGCGGTGTAAAGCCCTGTCAGGTTGAATTTGTTGATGATCATCTGGATCTCTTGTCGGGATGAGGGTGAAGTGGGATCAGCCGACCAGGACCCAGACGCCACCGGCGTCCACGTCGATGATCTTGCCGGCCGCCTTGCGGGCGGCGCTGTTGTCGGTCTTGGCCACCGTCTGGTCGTCGACGATGAAGGCGGTGCTGCCAATGTCGGCGCGGGTGATCAGGTCGGCGGCGGCGCTGTTGGCAAACTGGAACGCGGAGTCACGCGTGGCCTCCACGCGGTTGGTGCCGTTGCCAACCACCGTTTCTTCGGCGACACCCACCGCACTACCAGAGGCTGCGGTCCCGCCCGGGACGGCGTTGCCGCCAGCGGTAAGCAGGGCGATCAGGGTTCCCGCGTAGATGGTGGTTCCGGGATTGACCAGGTGGCTTACCCGGTCGGCGTTACGCCGTTTTGTGTTGCGGCCTTCGATTGCTGCGGTCATCGGGAGTTGGTCTCGATCGTGTGCGGGTCAGTGGAGGGCGTCAGGCCTTGGGCTTGCTGGCCGCAAAGTCCTTCGGGTCGATGCCGGTTGCCGTGCAGATCGCCAGCTCGTCGACGGTCAAACCGTTCTCGTCCTTGCCGCCCGCAGGCTGACGCCCGCCGGTCTGGGTCGCGCTGAGTGCAGCAACCGGGTGGGCGGTGGCCAGGTATGAAGTGAGCGAGGCCAGCTGGCTACGCCCCAGGTCGGTCGCCCAGTCCTTCTGTGCAGGCAGCAAGCGGCCGTCGGCCAGGCCCTGGTCGACCAGCTCGCTGACCTTGCGGTCGGTGTTTTCGGCGGACAGCGCCGCCAGCTGGCCCTTGATCAGCTCGACCACATCCACCGGCACGTACTTGGCAGGGTCCGGCGCGCCGGCCGCCCTGGCTTTCAGTGCGCTGCAGGCAGCCACCGCACCTTCGGGCGCGGTGCCCAGTGTGGTGGCCAAGGTATCCAGGGTGTCCAGCTTCGGACGGAGTGCGGAGCAGGCAGCGATTGCCTGTTCTTCGGTAGTGGTCTCGGGCAGGGCGAGTGCGGCCAGAATGGCCTTGAGCAGCGGATTCATTGAATGGTCCTTGTCGGGATCGGAGGAGCCGAACGTGGCGGCCGCGCGGCGGGCGAGCGGCTCCATGCCATCGATGGCGGGGTTGTTGGTAAACGCGGCCATCTCGATGGCCAGCACGTCCCCGGTGTTCTCGTCATAGCGGAACACCGGGGAGACATACCGGTACTCACCGGCTTGGATCAGTTCGGCGGCGCGGCTGGTCAGCTCAACGCTTGCCCACAGGCCGGAGTCGCGCCATTGCAGCGCTCGCATCCAGGCAGCAGCCGGCGCTGGCTGCCCGTTGGTCTCTTTGTGCAGGGTCTGGTGCTCGTAATCCACCACGGGCGGATTGAGGCGCGCGTTGAAGCGCTCCATGACGCGTGCGGCGACGGCCTGGTCGATGTGCCAGGCAGGCACGGACATCTCACGACCATCGCTGGGACGGAATGCACCGGCGGGCGTTAGTTGAATGTCCAGTGTCAGCTCGGGGCCGACTGGCGGCAGTGCGAATGCACACGCGGCCAGGGCAACGCCTGTGCGGCGAGTGGGCTGGGTAGAACGGGGGGTTGCAGTGCTCATCCCGGCCAGTGTTGGCGCCGGGGCGCCGCGCTCGGGACTAGCGTGCGCTAGTGCCTCGATCGGGTCGGGCGCGCGCATCGCAAGGGCCAGGAAACATACCACCGGAACAGGCAGCCGGACGGTTTCGGCGGCGGTGGCACGGAGGGGCCGGCCTTAAAGCGCGTTTGAAAGCCGTTTAAATCGCTCTCAGCGGGCCACCGCCCCCTGACGAGGGACGGTGGGAGCGTCGAAGGGGCTTGGCAGGCCCCTGGGGCGCGTTTACGGGGCTCGCCCGCTCAGGTGGATTCGGGGGTCAGTTCGAGCCAGGCGATCGTCAGTGCGTCGATCGCCGCCTCGTCCTCGGTGCTGATGCCCAGGAACGGCCGCGCCGGCAGTCCGGGGTGATGCACCTTCTGCACGAATGCAGGCTTCTCTGCGCCCGACTTGCTGGTACGCGTGCCCATGCCTGGCCAGAACAGCGCTTTGCCGTTCTTTGCCTCGATCACGTAGGGGTCGGTGCCTTCCTGGTGCCAACGCGCCTGCTTTGCAGTCGCGCTGATCTCCACCCAATCCGGACCGGCACTGGGGAATATCTCATCGCGCATCCGCCCCGAGTCGCGTAGCGGCGTGCGGCCGCTGCCATCGGCCAGCGGCTCCCAGGCAACGCCGTCAGGCCCGATGCCGGTTGCGAAGCGCGCCTGCGTACTTTCGGTCAACGTCTCGCCGATATCGGCCATCAGGCCACTTATGTCGCTACTGCGATCGAGCAGCTGCGCAAACCAGCGCTTGGCCTGCGCATCGTCGATCAGGACGACCAATGCATCGGTCATGGCTGTGCCGCCTCACCGACGTTGTAGGCCCACTCCGGCGGTGGGTCGCCTGGCGTGTCTGCCGGCACTGTGTCCGGCTGCGTCTTGCCCAGCGCCCGTAGTCGGGCTGCGGACACGCCTGTGGCCGTGCAGCGACAGCCCCAGCCGTTGGGTGGGTAATGGGCACGCCACCACGGGTCGTCGGTGGCGATTATTAGCCCGTTCCAGCGCCGGTGCTGCTCGCGCGGGTTGGCTACTGTGTTGTGCACGTACTTCAGGTAGGGAAAGCCCTTGAGCGTTTCCCAGCGGCCGGCCTGGTACGAGGTGCGCAGATTGGTGTGGTAGATGATCGAGGTGCGCCAGGCCGTGCGTGCAGCCGTCTCCGAGCCGGTCCAGCCCACCCAGCCGTGTCGCGCCACGATCTCAGTGAACCTGGCGCGGAAGTCGGCGATGGTCTCGCCATCATTGATCGCTGCCGTTACTGCCTGGCGCAGATCTTCCAGCAGTGCATCCTTGGTCGCCCCGGCCACGGTGAACGCCTTGGCGTGCTGCGCTTGCCACAGTTCGTCCCAGCTCCAGGTCGGCATGTTGAGCTTGCGCTGGAAGTAGTCGCGCGCCTCGGGAAACGTGCGGAAGCTGCCGGAGATCTCAGCCATCTGCGTCGTCCCATGCATCCGACATGCCGGCGATTCCCGCCACCGCCAGCGCTTCACCCATCGCAGCGGTCAGCGCGTCGACGGACATCGTCGCCTGCAGTTGGCTCAGGCCCGCAAGCAATGCGTCCAACGACTCCGACGCGTCCACCACGGCTTTGACCTGGTCGATCATGCCGTTGATCGCCGGATCTGCCTGGCGCTTGAGTAGCACCGTCAATTGGTCCTCGCGATCTGCAGGTGCTGCGGGAGGGCGCGCAACAGCGGCAGTGGCCGCAGCAACCTTGCTGGGCTGCGGTGTGGGCGGGGCGCCTTCCTGCAGCGGCACCAGCACATCCTTGTCGTTGGCCTCCGCCTGTGGGATGCCCAGCTCGGTGTGTGCCCAGCCACGATTGATGCGCATGCCCATCCCGACCAGCTTCGGCAGCGCCTCAGCAAAGACGGTGATGTCCTTGCTCTCAGCGATATCCAGCTTCAAACGGGGGCAACGCAGGTAGCCATCGGGCGCCAGGCCATTGAGCACTGCGATCGGGTAGACCAGGTCGCGCGAGAGCGTGGCCGCGACCTGCTTGGCATCGGAGTCCTTCAGCTCCTTGCGCACTTCGTTGTGGACGTTGCCCAGCGCGTTGGTGTTGCTGCCGCGATCGGCCTGGCTGGTGAGCGTCGCGCCCAGGATGACCTTGCTCTCGGTGCGCTCGCACCAATCCATCATCAACTCGAACGCCTTGGGATCGCCGTCGGCGACCGTCGGGAAGTCCAGCGTCATGCCATCCGGGATGATGCCGGCCGCGTTGTGGCCGATCTGCACCAGGGCACGCAGCAGCGTTGCCTTCTCCTTCTCGCTGGCGCCAGGCGGATATTTGCCCACCCGCATCGGAATGCCGTAGATCTCCAGGAACTCGGCCAGGTCGCCCACGCTGTAGTTCTTGAACAGATACGGCCACACAAGGGAGCGGAAGAGGCTGGCGCGCTCCACGTAGCCGCTGCGGGCCTTATGCGTGTGGGTGATCCAGCCGAATGGGATCAGCTCGGCGCCATCGGCAGAGTTGTCACGCAGGCGGATCTGCTGGCGGTAACCACGGTGCAGCCGGAACCACGATTGCGGGCGGTGCTCGATCGACTTGGGCACCCACGTCCTGCCCAGCCGCTGCCATTCGATTTCTTGGCTGACGAAGCCCTTGCCGATCGCGTCGGTGGTATCGAACAGCACGGCTTCGAAGTCCTCAATGCTGCCGATCAATGCCTGCAGCTCGACCGCGTTGCGCTTCTCTGCAGCGGTCGGGTTGGCCGGCGGCTCGATCTCCCAGGCCAGGCCAGACACCGCGCGTCGGCGCTTGCTCATCTCCGAGAGGATGTGGCCATCGCGCTCTTCCATGTCCTCAAACAGCTCGTACTGAGCGATCACATCGCCCTGCTCGGCAGCCAGCAGGATGCTATTGAGCCTCGACGGCGTCAGGCCACGCGCAGGGTGGCCCTGGAACTCTTGATGCAAATATCCGACGCGGCTGGTTTGCGGCTCGTCCAGGTCGCGCAATTGGATGGGCTGGCCATCAGGGCCAAGGATGCGAGAGGTGCTTACCATGCTTTCTGTTCCGGAATGTCGATGTCGTTTTCTTGGCCGGTCTCGGTGTCGTAGCCGCGGCTACTGCGCGGGATTGCCGTCCAGCCGATCTCTGCGCCGGGGTGGCGGCTGGCGTAGTACATCAGTGCGATCGCAATGCCGGCATCGCCGTGTCGCTGGCCACCGTCCTTGCCAACGCTGCGATCGGGCACGCGTGCCACGCCCTTGATGACCTTGATTGCGCGCAGATCAGTCAGCACGTCCTTGTCGCGTGGTACCGCGATCGTGTCGTCTTCGAAGGCCTTTTTAAGCGGCGGCATGTTTTCGCGATACCAGCCTTCGGTGGCCATCACCAGCGCAACCCGGCTAAAGCCGAATTCCTGCGCCAAGAACTCGGACACCGCATGGCCATTGCCGCGCGCATCCACGGCGGCCTTGACGAAGCGCGGCAGACCCTTGATCACGAACTTCGCAATCTGGTCTTGCTGCTTGTGCGGCATGTTCCGCAATTCGATGATGAATGGGATCTTGCGGCGCAGGTTCTGCTGGATCTGCGCCGGCACCATCACCGTGAGGTCGCCGGTGCGGCCGAAGTCCTGGCCAAACACGCTTTGTAGATCCGGGTCCAGCTGCTGCAGGAGCGGACGCGCTTCGAAGTCCAGCCATTCCTGGATGGCGCGCCAGCGCTCGTCGTCGGGCAGCTGCTCGAAGCCCTTGGGCGCGTTGTAACGCAGCACCGGCCCGCCATACATGCGCGCCTCGATCAGCGAGGAACTCAGCCACGCACCGGTGCCCTGCGATGGCACCACGTCCAGCTCTTCCTCGGCGGCGGCACCGTAGAACGCATACACGTCCGCAACCCACTTGGCCTGTGCATCTGCGTTCCACGGCACGCCCTTGCGCATGCACACGCGGCCGAACAGCCCTTGATCCACCGCCTCTCTGAAACTGGTGCGGTGCACGCTGCCTTTGCGCGCTCCTGAGCGGATCTCGTTGACCAGCTCGTTGAACGTGTTTTGGTCGCCATCGTGCGTGCTGATCACGCGCACCTTGCCGCCCCAGATCAGCAGCGCGAGCGCTGCCTTGAGCAGCTCATCGAGCGCGCCGTGGAAAGCCGCCTCATCGATCACCACCACGCCTTGCTTGCCGCGCAGGTTGGCGGGCCGGGAGGACAGCGCCACGATGCGGAAGCCGGATGCAAAGCGGATGGTGTAGGTCTTGATCGCCTTCTCATCGTCGCTGTCTTTGAAGACTTCCTGGCCTTCTTCGATCGCCTCGGCCGCTTGGTTGAACACGCGCGCCCACATGGCGCAGGCCTCGATGTACTCGATGGCCATGTCCATGTTGTAGCCGATGTAATAGACGTTCATGCCGCCGGCCTGGCGTGCGCTGGACGCGATGAGCGCATCGTCTGACGCCTCGGCCCAGGTCAGGCCAATACGTCGACTCTTCTCGGCAACCTTAAGGTCGCTGCGATCGGCAATCCAGTCGCGCTGGTAGGGCAGCAGCACCGCATCGGTGGTTGAGTTGATCTGGCGGGCTGCATCGCCGGGCAGATCAGCAGCGAGCGGTCCGCTCATGTGGCGAGCCCCAGGATCTGCCTGCGCATCGAGGCGGCAGCGTCTTCCGACAGACCGCCGCTTTTGACGACCTTGTCCAGATTGGCCGCCTGCTCGCGCAGCAGCTGCTCGCGGGCCTCGGCGGCGATCGCCTTGCGCACGTTAATGCCGACACGCTGCGTGTCGATCGCATCCTTGGCGGCGCGGGCCATCTTGCGGATGTCGTCCACGCTGACCTTTTCCTGCGTCTGCATCTTGAGCGCCGCATCGGTGGCCAGCGTGGTCACGGCCTGTGCGAGCAATGCGCCGGACTTCTCGCCGATGCCTTCGCCCATTTCACCGACCAGCGCTTGCGCGGCTTGGTCGATCTCGCGCATGCGCGCCGTCAGCTCGGTCATCCCACGGTCGTAGCGGTGCAAGGCCGAGCGAGACACCTCTGCCGCAGCGCCGCCAGGGAAGGTGCGCTGCAGCTCTGCAATCATTTCGTCCAGGGTCAGCCGCCCTTCGCGCAGCAAGCGCTCTACGTGCGCCTTCTGATCGGCAGGCAGCCGGGTGATGCTGGATTTGGCACGACGACGGGTCATGCGCTTACTTCGGGCTCGGGCGGCTGACGCCCGGCACGATGGCCATGCCCCGTGCCACATCCATGCCACGAGCGCACAGCTCGGCGACCTGCACGCCAGGCACGGTATCTACCAGGCGCAGCAAGCCCTGATCCTGCAGCCAGGCAAGATCGGTCAATACGTCGTCGCGGCTGCTGGCCACGGCCAGGTAGTCCAGGCCGGCATGCAAGATGCTGGAGTTGGCCCGGTAGCCGATCTGCTCGAACAGCAGCCGCAGCAGCACCAGGCGCCGGTCCTCGCGCAAGCGCTCGGCGAAAGTTTTCTGGGTCATCAATCGTTCTCCAACAGATGTTCTTGGACCGTTTGCATCACACGGTTGGTGGCCTGCACCTGGCCCTCGATCGAGGACAGGCGCTCGTAGATCTGCCGGGTCTCGGCGTGGGTAAGGTTGGCCTGCTGATAGATTTCAAGCCGGGAGACGCGCTCGGCCAGGCCCGAATGCCGCCAGATCATCACCATGCCCAGCAGCAGGTTGCCGGCCGCCAGCACAAGCACGACCACCAGCAGTGGAATCACGAAGTCGCTCATCGGCGTTCTACCTGGTCAGCACAGCGGAAGCAGCGGCGGGTATGCGGCAGCGCCAGCTGGCGCGCCTTTGGAACCTCATCCCCGCATTCCAGGCAGTGCATCTGCACCACACGGTTGAACACGCGCGCGCGCTCCAGGGTGTGGCGCTCTTCGCGATCGCGCCGGTCTGCGTCGAATAGTTCCCAGGCACGTGCTTCGTCTTCGCTCGCTTTGTCAGCCGCGTCGTGCACAGGGGTGCTCCCGGCCTAGGGCCAAATCGTTTATGTCCAGCGCGCAGCCTTCGTAGGCTCGCGCTTGACCACGCAGCGCCGCTGCGCGATCGCCGTTCAACTTATTGGCCTGGTCATGGCACAAGCGAGCGCGTGCCTCGTAGTCATTTCGCAGGCGGATCAATTCGGCCTCCGTTGCTCCGGGCTTGCGCTTCACCGCGACACTCCTTTGCGTTCAACTCCGCTTGTTCCAGTGCCTTGCAGTACCAGGCCCACGCGGTGGTTTCCCACTCGCTCACCGCCTGCGTTAGCCGGTGCACGCTGCTCTGGCAGTCGTGGTACTGCGCGGCGACCTGGTCGTGATTGCCCAGCAACGTTGCCCACAGGTCGTTGGGAGGCTGCGGCAGATCCGGGCACTGCTGGCGCAGGTTGCTTGGAATCGTTGGCGGCGGCGGGCTTGGTGGAGGGGCGCGTGTTGCTTTCGTGCCAGTGCCGCAGCACGTCAGCACCAGCGCGACCGTCGCGCAGGTCAGGACGTGCCCGCAGAAGCGCATCCAGGCTGGCACGCACGGCGTCGGCCTGTAGTCGGTTGGTTTCACGGTCTTCTTCTCTCAATGTAGCGATGGCGTCCAGGCGGGCGATGGCCTGGCGGTAACTGACGGCGCTGTCGGCGCTGGTTTGCCGCAGATGCTTGACTTCAACCTGCAGCTCTTTGATGTAGGTGCGCAGCTCGGTGCGGTCCTGCACGGCCTGCTTACCCTCGGCCCAGCGGTTGCCCGCCCAGATGCCGGCGAGCAGTGCCGCCACCAGCAGCAAGACAAGTGCCCATCCGAGGACGGGCAATAGTCCCGTGACCGTACTGCGCGTGCTTGCGCGTTTGAGTGCTTCGAGCTCTAGGTGCATGCCGCACCTCCCGGCCAGCCGGCCGCCAGGTACGCAGGCTCCAGTGTGAGCAAGATCCGACGCGGGTAATGGATGTTCTCCTTGTGCGCCCAGGTGGCTCGCACTCGGTATGGCTCCACCTCGCGCCAGTCGTTGGCGTTTGCGCCGGCCTTGTAGGCCGCGCTGCGTTCGCGGTTGAGCATCGTCTCGCCGCCGTTGTAGGCGCGGAACGTAAACGCCCAGCGCGAACAGGCGGATAGTGGGCGCGGACCGTAGGCCATGACGCGATCGAGCAGCCAGCGATCGTAGAGCGCAGCGGCTAGGATGGCCTGCTGCGCGTTCCATGGGTCGAAGCTATCCAGATCCTTCGGATAGACCGTGGCGATCCAGCTGGCAGTCTTGGGCATGAACTGGGCGATGCCCTGCGCACCCACTGGCGACTTCGCGTCAGCCCGAAAGCCCGACTCTTGATGCAACTGCGCGGCCAGTCGGGCGCTGGAGCCTTCCACGCCCCATGCCCGTGCCACTGCCTGCTCGACACGATGGCGGTACAGCGCAGAGGCGGGCGCGACCCGCACGTGCGGCTTGGCAGCCTGCACGGTGGCTGCGCTAGCCGGATTGATGAGGATCAGTGCGACAAGCGGAACCAGGGAGGACAGCGCCAGCAGGATGACCACGCCCGCTTCGCGCCAATCGACGAGATGGCGCGACCAGAACGCCTTCCAGCGGCTCATCCGATCAGCCCTGCAGCGAGCATCGCGCAACCCAGCAGGGTGACGCGGCGCGTCTGTGCCATCGACTTCTCGATGCCTTCCAGATTGCGCGGGTCCGCACCACGGAACACGGTGAGATCCACGCCGAAGCCGATGGTGGCGGCCATCGTGATCTTGCTCGCCGCCCAAATGTAGCTGGCCAGCAGAATCGGATTGATCAACGCTACGATCAGCAGCAGAAATAGGCTGACGACCAGCCACAGCCAGATGAAGCCGATCCGGTCCAGCAGCGAACTGACCGACGAGACGGCACGGAGAAACGGGTTGTTGGGCATACGCACTCCTGGTGTGATGCCGACGCAGGTCCTGGGACCTACGTCGGCGGGAGCCGGGTGCGATGTGTGCTGGTGGCTCGTTGCGAGCCACGTTCCCCCGGTATGCACACCTTGCGCGCGCGGGGCGATGTGCCGGGATTAGCCTGTGCTAGTGCAATAAAAAAACCCCGCTTGATGGCGGGGCTATCTTTTACACGTCAGAGCATCTTCTACCGTAATCACTCCACAGAATTTGACTCATTGCATTTTCGTCTTCGCCAGGGTCAATCACCGCGAGAGGCTTGCTGTAATAGAAGCGCTTGTATCCCACATATGCCCCATAAGCGTTCTTGCCGTTTATTTCGCCGCAAACATTCATTCCCTGCAAACGGACCTTGCGAAACTTTGCAGAATCGGGATCGAGCAGATGCTCCGCTGCCGCTACCTTGGCCTCATGCATCTTAAGAAAATCGGCGCCCTTGAATGCAAGCAGCACACCAATCGCCACCAACGCCGCCAGTCCGTACATAGCCCATACGCCGTTCAACTTCATTGTCAGTCTTCCTTTCCAAATTTAAAGGTTCCCTGCACCTTGGACAGGTGCAGCTCCTTTTGCTCACGGCAGATCCGATAGATGTGGATGTCCGTCAGTCCGTATTCGTCAGCAAGCTGGCGAATATTACCGCGCCGGGCGCGGTGGTAAATCTCGGCATCACGCAGCGCCTTGCGTAGCCGGTCACCGCGCGGCAGGTAGAGCATGCGGCCGCCCGCATACTCTGCCTGAGCCAGCACACCAGCCGTGGCCAGCTTCGCCGCCTGTGCATCGCCCAGCCCCAGCCGGCGATAGGTGGATTCCAGCACGGCGACCATCGAGGCGAGCATTGGCGCCCAGCGATCCTCGGGCACATCCACGGCGCCACGCTCGATCAGCGCGAGCGCTGCCAAGCCGGTGGGCGTGCCCCATAGATCGCCCTGGTCACTCATGCCGACGTACCGTACTTGGCGCGCGCTTCCGCGACCTGTACTTCGGCTTCCTCGGGCGTGATTGCGCCCAGCTCCATCTGCCGGTCGATAAAGGCGATCGCATTTTCCAACTTCGACTCCACCGGAGGCGGGAGGTTCACCGACCCATTGCTGAGGTGTTTTCCGACGCGCGCGTCAGACTCACGCTGACGCTCGCTCGCGGCATCGGCCTTATCTGCCAGACCAAAGACCACTGCACGTAGGTAGCCGTGCGATTCCAGCGGCAGCGACAGCGCAGCGCGCTGGGTGACCATCTGTTCCATCGCGGCTGCCCACATGCCTGCGCTTGCCGGGCGACGCACGCCGGCTCGCTCGTCTTTGCAGACTGTGCCGGTGGTCACCAGCTCGGCGACCTCGGCAGCGATCTTGGCAGCGCGGCCAATGCGTAGGCTGGTCTTGGCGGGCTTGAACAGCCCAAGGTAGGCCAGCGTGGCCCGGCCCAGGTCTGGCGGCATGGCGGCCATGGTCACAGCCAGGCGCTTGCCATCGTCTTCCACGAAGAAGGCCGTGACGTGCGCCTGGGTGCCGCACTCGGGACAAGTGGCGCGCATTAGAATTGCATCTCCATTTGAAGCAGCGGGTTAGGAACATGAGTCCAGAAGTAGCCGCTACCTGGCAGGCATGGTCGGCCGTCGTGCAGGCAGGCGGGTCGATAGCCGCAATTGCCTTTGCAATCTGGATTGCAAATCGTCAGCACGAGCAAAATATCGAGCTGGTACGTGACGAAAGGCGGCGCACTGAAGAGCAGGATAGGAGGCGAGATGAGGCCATCCGTGAGATGGCGCGTGACGCTATCGATATTGTGACTGAAGCATTGGAGGCAGCGCATCGAGACCACGGGCGCGCCAAGGCCTTGGCGTACGAAGGTGCAGAGGCCAGTAAAATAGATGTAGCTGCAGACATCATGGCCGCGTCGTTCCGTGGCCTCGAATCTGCAGCCGGAATTGTGATTTGGCAGTTCGATGAGCTGAAGGTGGTGTATCAAACAGCGGGGGCCACACCCGCAATCTTCCACTTCCATACGTCGGCTTCGTTGGCAGATATCAAGCAAGTTGCTAACCGAGTGACGAGGATGCTCGAAAATCACAACTATGCCTATATACAGTTCGAGCTTGAGCCAATAATTCAGGAGCTTTACGGTTTCCAAGCAAGCATCACTGAGCATTTCAAGCAACTCTGAATTTTTATTTGGCATAAGCCCGCAACGCAGTGGGTTGACACCGGCATACGTTTCTCGGTCTGGCAGGATGAATCCTCCATTCATCAGTGCACCCGTGCCTCCGGCATGAACAGCAGTGGCGGGCCATCCAGCGACCTCAACGCAGCCTGCAGGAAGCAGCGAACGGCGTCGTCTTGTCTTCCACCCGCGCGCAGCAGCTGGATGCTGATGTTTGCCAGCTGGTTCAAGTAGAAGAACGCATGCTCGTGCGGCATTTGCTGCAGCTGGTGCAGCACCGATCCAACCGCAGCGGACGTGGATTCTTTCATGACCTGTTCGTGCCTGGCTTGATCGGCTGCCATCACTTCCTCTGATGTTGGGTTCGACTTCTTCTGCAGCTTTTTCATTGGCGAGGCCCCTCCAGCATCAGCACGCCGCGATTGCCGCTGCCTTGTAGCTCTGGTCGCAGCCGGACCTGAGCAGCGGTGACTGTTTCAAAGCGCACCCGCACTGGCTCACCGGCGATGTAGCCGACGCGCCGCACGGCCTCGTGGTCGTATTCCACCTCAATAGCGTTTGCCAACAGCGCCACCATCTTCATGCCCTCGGCGACAGGCACCAATAGGTGCTGAAAGCCGATGGTGACGACACACATCGGACCGCTCTTCTGCTTTGCTGCCATCATTTCCTCCGATTCGCATCGACCTGCAGCGCGGCTACTAGCCGGTGCAACTGGTCCTGGTTGAGAAATTCCACGCTGTCGATGCCGTACATCTGCTTGGCAGTGTTGTGGGCATACGCCCAGGGACGCTTGGCATCTGCCAGCAGTGCCTGGACCTTGCGCAGCATCGGCACCTCGTCCAGGTTCTTCGGTTGGCCCGGCCACTGACGTTTACGCCCGGTGCGCTGTACATCCTTGAATCCCAGCCGCACGAACTCGGCAATCACCAGGGCGCGTTCCTCGACGGTCATCTTGGCCGCGGAGTCTTTGCCGGTAATGCGTACCAGTAGCGCGCGATAGGTCGCCTCATCCAAGCCCTTCTGCTTGGCGGCCAGGTGGATCTTGGCCAGCTGCGTCTTGCGTGTGGACAATGCCAGGCTCATGGTCAACGGCCTCTGTTGTCGATGGGATCAAAGCGCCACTCATCGATCGGTATCGCGTCGCGGATCTTGGCGCCATGCACGCCTGTGACCAACTGTCGGTGGGCTTTATTTGCCAACTGTTCCGCAGCCTTCATTGCGGCCTCGCGCGTCACGGCATGCCCGCGACCGGCAGAGGGGAACAGCCAGTTGAGCAAGGTGTTCACCTCGTTGGCGGTGTTGTTGTCAGTTATCGCCATGTGGCACCTCCGCGCCTTTTTCTTCGAAGCGGACCAGTGCGGGGTTGTTGATGTGTCGCTTGAGCCGCCAGTGCCACATGTCGCCGCGTGCAGCGATGTAGTCCAGGGCGCGTTTCACGATAGCCAGGTCGCGTAGGCCATCTGCGCCATCGCTGACTGCTCGACTGGTATCGAAGAACAGCATGCCCTCGGCGTACTGCTGCCGCGCATAGAGCTCGATCTCACTGCGCACGCAGTCGTCAGCGATACCAAATGCGCCTAGCGTTGCAGCAGGATTGACCACCGCCATGTCACCACCGATCCACACAAGCATGGTCATGCCCCCGCGATGTCGAGGGCGATCGGGCGGTACTCGCCCTGAGAGTCGCGTTCGTACACGCGCACGTAGCTCTTGGAGCCCACCACCTGCACGGCCTCCGCAATGGCCAACATGGCCTCTTGCCAGCGGGGATCGTCAATCGCCAGTCGACGCAGCGAGAGCACCTGGCCGGTGCGGATGTTGCCGGCCTGGTCGACCCGGAAGGCATCGTTGATGAGGGCGCGCAGTTCGCTGCGCGCGCCTTCGGTCCACTCGGTCAGGCACTGGTCGATCAGATCCTTGGCTGCCTGCAGACGCTCATCAAAGGCGATGTTCTCTTGATTGGCGCGCAGCACTTTGTAGCGCCCATCGAAGGACAGCAGCTGCACGTTGCCTTTCTTGCCGCCCAGGCGGACTCGGTACTGCTCTGCGCTGAGCTGCACGAACGCTTCGATATCGCCAAACGTGCCGGCCTTGAATTCTGCGATTTCCTGGCTGACGGCCTTGGCCTTCTTGACGATTTCTTGCACCAGCTCGTCACGGGCCAGGTCGATCTGCTTGATAAGAACTTCCGGGACCAGGCGGCCTTGCGCATCCTGGCGAAACCCTTCAGGGATTGGAGTCATGTTGGTGGTCCTCTAAGTGGGGCTGGCCGCGCCGGTTGCCGCCGGCTGGCGGGGTGACTCACGCGGTTAAGGTCTTGCGGGCGCGCCGCAACGCACCGCTGCTGGTAACCAGAGCGCTGATCAGTGCGTGCGGTAGTTGTGCGCGGCAGGCATCCTCCAGGGCGTCCTGCAGGTCGTCGGCGATCGCATCCAGGCGCTCGCTGATGGCATACGGCGCGCCCGCTTCGAGACGTAATCCGTGGATGCAGCCATCAGCGCCGATCAGGAGCCTCGACCGGTTGACCAACAGGCCGTCGTCCTTTTTTGGTGCTGGTGGCTCGTCGTTCTCTGGCGTCGGCGTGGGAGCGGTTGCCGCCGCCGGCGGTGCGTCGTCGGCTCTGAGCGCGCTGGATCGCACGAGCGAATAGATGATGTTGCTGGTCCTGCCCTGGCTCTCGATAACGCCAGTGTTCTTCAGGTGGTTGACTGCCATGTACCGCACGCCTGGCTCCAGATCGCTGAGTTCTTCGCGCAACTGGGCGGCGGTGAGCATGCCACCCTTGGCATCGAGCGCCGCGACAATGCGCTGGCTGGCGTCCGCACGTGCGCTGGCCATGTGCCGTTCCTTTTCGTCATGTTCGGGAAGACGGGTTTGCAAACCGTGCAGGCCACAGCCCAGTGGTTGGAAGGGAGCGCTCATGCCTGGTGCGCCTGCAAGCCGCGCTGCTCGCTGACTTCCCACTCCAGCTGGCAGCCGTGGAACGGCGCGGCCATGACAGAGCGCACAACGACGCCGACGCGCTCGCGGCGGCGCATGGCGCCCTGGATGAACGTGCCGGGCCTGTCGATCACGATCACCGGCCGGCGATCGCTCAGACGGATCTCGCGCGGCACGCATCCTTGATCGGAAAGGTGATGGATCGCCGCCATCGCGGCCTTCAATTGGTCATTGAAGCGGGTACAAACGGCATTCAAAGCGTGCATCACACTGATTCCTTGACCACACCGATGAGGCGTTGTGCGGCGGCTTGGCTCACCGCGCGCAACGTTGTGTCCAGCAACGCGCCATATCTCCAGGCGATGCCAGCGCGGTTAAACAACCCTTGGTGCTCGTCCGTGAGATACACGGTCGGCAGCCCGCGATTCTTGAAATAGAAGCGCACCAAGTCGCGCTGACGCCGCGTGCAGGCCGGAATCGTCATCGCACCAGTGGGCGGCGTGCTGAATCCCGAATCCACTGGATGCCGTGCCCGGCGGGGATCACTGCCCATGCGCATGCACCTGCTTGGAGAGCGCGACCAGCTCACCCACGGTGAGTTCGTCCACGGCCTTGCCGGTGGCAACGATCGACTGCACGACCTGGCAGCGCTCGCGCAGGCCGGAGGTGCGCAAGCTGCCGATCAGCGCAGTGGCGGTGATCAGGTCGGCGGTGATGACCTGGATGCTTGTGCGTTCCATCAGACCATCACTCCCAGCTCGGTGGCCGCGTGGCGGATCTCGTTGCAACCGATCGCACGCCCTTGGGCCTTGGCGTAAGTCGCAGCCAAGCGCAGCACCTTGTTGAGCACGCGTAGCGCGCCGGGCGTTGCAGCGATCTGCCGGATCGCGTCCCTGCAGGGACTGTCGTCGATGCCCCAGGCAGCGATAATCGCGTCTGCGTCTCCGACCGTAGCCTTCTTGAGGACGATCTTCTTGCCGATGCGGCTGTAGAGGCGGTCCAGAAACGGCGCGCGGTTGCCGCCGCTCATCTGCGTGTACACGCGCTCGTTGCCGCACAGCACCAGGCCGATGCCGGTTTGGTCGTTGATGGCGCGCACTTGATCCAGTGCCGGCACGCTCAGGTGCTGGGATTCGTCCAACACCAGCAATCCGTTGGTCTCGCGTACGCGCTGGAAGATGGCGCGCTGCAGGAACGCGGCCGAGTTGGTGAGGTCACGCAGGCCGAGTGCGATCGCGATCTCCTGCAGACAACCCATCACGCTACCGGTGGCCGGTGTCAGCTCCACGTGCCAGACGTTCGGCGCGGTCTTGGTGTAGCGCTGGATAGTCTTGGACTTGCCCAGGCCGGCGCCGCCGACGATCAACACCACATCGCCTGCCATTTGGGCATAGCGCAAGCCGGCCAGAATCTTCTCGCTTGTCGGCGTGGGCACCCATTCCGGACCTTCGGGCAGGCGGCCGGTGCTGGTGCGCTCGTCCAGCGCCTTGGTCCAGTTCTGCAGCTTGCGTGCGACGTTCTGCACGCTACCCGCGTAGGTGCCGCCCAAGAACTGCGACAGCGTGGTGCTGCTGACATCGGCTTCGCGGGCGATCCGCGCTTGGGTGTAGGTAGGATCGTCCTGGACCAGGACACGGACGCGCTCACGCAGAGCGGCAAGTTGTTCGGGCGACAGTTCCGTTGTGGTGGTGGGCAGAGTGTTGACGCTCATCAGGCGCATTTCCTTGGGCAACAAATAGGGGCGGGGTTTCAAAGGCTGGCGGGCGAGGCTGGCGCGCATCTGCTGGCGCTTGAGCATTGCGCTGCCGGCTTTGCCGGCGCGTGGGTTACTGCGTTGGTCGACACCGGTTTGAATACGGACATTCGTGCGGTAGCGATCCGGACAGCTGGTCTGGAGGTAGTCGCTGAGCCATGCACGGCGGTTTGCAAAGTGGCCACCGGGCTGTGTTGCCTTGTTGACGCTCATTGGTCGTCTCCGGGTGCACGCCACAATGAGTTGGCCTGCTGCTGAGCGGCCATGCGCTCCATCAACGAGGCAAACGCGCTGTCGTGGTCATCGGTGCCGGTGCGTTGCAGCACCTCTCCCTGCGGAACGGGCGCCGGCTTGCGCCGCCCGAACAAAGGCGCAATGACACCGGCTGGCGGTAGCTCTTCAGGCATCGGCGAGGGCAGCTGCGCGGCGACACTGGCCACATCCATCCGGCGCTCGGCATCCAGCTGCTGCTTGGTGGCGCGGCGAAACTGCTTCTTGGCACGCGCATGCTCACGCGCTGCAGCCGTGTCGGCGAAGCCCACCGCCGCGATGCACTCCGCCTCGCCCAGGTAGACGTTGGCGAGCGTGTACACCTGGACTTCGGCGTGCAGCTGCTCTGGATCGAAGCGCAGCATCAGCTTCTGTCCGGCGTAGGGCGCGATCGCATCAGACCAATAGCGGTTGCCCGATAGGCGCACGCTGCCGTCGCGGCTGTCGCTGGTGACCACGTCGGTGGCCAGCAGCATCTGGCGGAGCTGCTCACCGGAGGCCTTACGGATCGTGCATTGGGCATAGCTACCGGCAAAGGCTTGATCGAAGCTGCCGCCTGCAGCTACCCGAGTGCGCCGCCCATCGCGGGCGTTGTGTGCGGCGACCTCTTCATTGAGGACGCGCACGAACTCATCCAGCGGCACCGCCTTGCTGCCGTAGTTCTCTGGCTTGGCGTCGGGCTTGTTGCCGGTATAGGCACCAGCGAAGGCGGGATGCTTGGCAACGCGATCGCACAGATCGCGCCAGGCGCGTTCGATCGGCTTGGCCTGGCCGTGGTACGGCGTGGCCCAATGGATCTCGCAGCCCATTGCGGTGAGGACACCGGTCGGATCGTCTTCGCGCACCTTGAACCGGAAGCGATTGGCAGTGCCGCCGGTCAGCATCTTCGAGGCGAAACCGCGACCGTTGTCCAGCCAGACCTTCTCCGGGATGCCGTAGCGTTCGACTACATCGCGGAAAGCGAAGCGGGCCAGATCGGCCGACTCAGTCTCGGCAATCCGGTAGCCCAGCAGCTTGCCGCTGTAAAGGTCTTGCACGCCCACCATGATCGGTCGCGCGATGGTGCCGTCCGGCCACTTGGCGAACACGTCGAACTTGTGGCCGTCCGCGTTCACTGCTTCCAGCGCATGGAAGACGCTGCGATCGCGCTCTTGCGCGGGGAACGTGCGGTTGAATGCTTCCTGGCCCTGGCGAGCGAGGACCAGCAGACCGCGCGGCAGCTCGGCCTTGATACGCCGCTGAAAGGTCTTCAGCGACGGAAGTGCCCATTGCTTGACCTTGGCGATGCGCGCCACACGGTCATAGCAGCTGCTGGCGGTGGGCGCTTCGACGCGGAGGTAGTCGGCTTTGAACAGATCCCATGCCTCTACCGGAATCTCTGCGGTGACAGTGCGACCGATATAGGCCGGTACCAGCATCGCCAGGCGGTGCTGCTTTTCGACGCCCGCGATCTGCGCTGCCCAGCGCGCCAGGCTCGCTTCGCTGGCGCCGCGCACGTTCTCGCGCTGCAGCTGCGCTGCGACAAGGGTGCGCGCGTCCAGCACCGGATGACCCTCGGCGACCAACTGCTCGACCGCCTGCAGGGCGCGCAGCCGGCGCGCTGCTTCTGTCTTCAGATGCTGAGGCACTGCCTCATAGCGCTGCCAGGCGGACTGGATGTGCGCAGCGCTGGCGACGGCTGCCGGCCGACGCTCGCGCACACGCTCCACGGCGGCGCTGGAGGGACTGATGACACCGGAACGCAGGAAAAGCGCAGCCTGTACGTCTTTCGGCAGGCTGGCCGACGCGTACATACGACGAACACCGCCCCGACCGGTCTTGGTGGCGAAGGGCCAGTTCTCTTTGGCAGCGCGGCGCTCTGCTGAGCGCTTGGTGATGCCCAAGGCAAGTGCAATCAAGCCGAGATCCAGGTGATCGACGTTAGGTGTGGTGCCCTCCATCAACGCACCCTCCGACTCATTTCCTTGAGGGCGCGGATCTGCTCGTTGGCGCGCTGCTTCTCACGCTCCAGCCGCCCGATCTCGGCATCCAGCGTGGCGGCGCCGAGCAGGAGTTGCCCACCGACAACGCCACCGTGCCACTCGGCGAGACGGGTGCTGCTGCACACCACCTCCAGCACCGGGGCCAACCACAGCGGCACGTTGAATTCTTCGCGGCTCTCGGCGGTGTAACCGTCGAGCATCGCCTTGGACACATCACGGCCGGCCAGACGGCTGGCCCGTGCGGCAATTTCAAACCGGTCGATGCCGGCGGCATGCGCGTCTTTGAGCATGTCACCTACCAGCAAGCTGATTGGCTGGCGAAAATCCATGCTTCCCGGAATCTGGGCCGCCGGGCGCGGCATTGCGAACATGTCGCTGGTGAGGGCATCCGCACGACGACGTGTGGTCCTGTTCATCGCCCGATACCCCCACCGACCGCTGCGTGTTCGATCGCACAGGTGGAGGTGCTCACCGGCATGACACCGGCTGCCACAACGTGGCGGACCTGCTCTCGAACTGCCGGTGTTTTCGCGCTGTCGGACGCGGGGCACTGACCGGCTGATCCCCACCCATTTGCCTGGGCCTGGCTTCTGAAGTCGTACGCATGCGCCAGACCCTCAGCCCAGCCTGCCCACCACGCATCGGCCGCAGCGGTGCCAGCCGCGTGCAGGTTCGGATTGGCCGAACCGCCCATGCCTTTGCGGAGCGCTGCACGGCAGCCAGCCTGGTACTCCGGGCTGCGCGCCGAGCGACCGGCAAAGAAGATCTCGGCCATCAACTGATCCAGCCGCGCCGGGGTGATCGGGCAGAGGGAGGCGGTGTTCATTACGCTGCTCCACTTTGTGGATTGCGGGTCGCGCGCAGCCTGCTAGGCTTTGCATCAACAGGAAGAAGAGCCTTCTGACCGCGTTTGCGGTTCGGCTTGCCGTCCGTGCCATACCTGCTCGGCCAGATCTCCGTGGCGCTGATTCCCAGCGCCTCGGCAATGATCGCTTCGGCCAGCGGGTAAGGCCGGTGCAATGCCTTAGCCAGGCTGTTCGGATTGTCGTAGCCGTTGAGCAGGCTGAGTTGGCGCAGGGAGACTCCCTTCATGCGCAACTTCGCGCCGACTTCGGCCGGGTGCCAGTCGTTGAGACTGGTTTTTTTTGGTGTCTGTGGTGCCGTCACGTTTCGCGCTTTCCGTTGGCGGTGTCTATGAGGCAGATATTAGGCTCATTCGTGCCTAAGTCAAGCCCAAGTGTGCGTCGCACTTAGCGCTTGATGGGCACGAATGTGATTAACTGGATTTAGGCATGAAAATCAGTGGTTTGCGAAAGTGCGACACGGGTTGGCCCGCGTCGCACTTTGCGTCGCACTTGGAGGCACCGAAGTGCGACATATCGATCTAGGCATGATTGGGGGGCGGCTCGCCCACATTCGTGGCTCAATGAGCCAGCGGAGCTACGCTGAGAGGCTCGGTATTCCGCTGAAGACCTACCAGACATACGAACAGGGCAAGCGTGAGCCGGACTTGCGTACGCTGGAGGCCATCTGGGACCAGGGCTTCGATCTGCACTGGCTATTATTTGGCTCTGAGGAAGAGGGCAATAAACCCTTGCGTGGCAAGGGCTTAGTCACAGATGAGACCGCCGACACTTCTCCGTCTCAGCCCCCGCGATTCGAGTCCCTCACACTGGCCATTCAGTTAGCCGAGGAAGCGCTGGACGGGGGCAGGCTGGAGCCAGCCGATTACGCCCAGCTCGTCTCGCTCATTCACGACGCCTTGGTCAACGGCCTGCCAAGCGCCCAGGTACTGGCGTTCGCAAGACCCGCCGCGCGCGGGATAGGAGAAACAGAAAATGGCAGAAGGGATGTGGGTGGATCAGGTAAGAAAGCTGCTCGATAG